GAATGCATCAGAGAATCTTTTGGCTGCGGAAAATAATCCTTCGTTTACGGTTTCTTTTTTCATAGTGAATATTCCCATTTATACATCTATAAATATAAGATATAAAAAAAGTGAAGATTATCGTCTAACCTTCACTTTTGATTTTTGTTCCATCTTTTTATATTCTTCGGATTCCTTTTTCTTTAAGTCAACCAACTTTTTGAAGTAGAATTTTCTCCATTGGATTGGCATAAAGTAAACATCTCTCCAAGTAAACCCATTACCAAAGTTGAGCATTTCCCAAATTTGGTTATGAAGTTGTATCGAGTAATCACTCGGTAGGGTAAAAAAAGCTAATCCCAAATGGGATATCAAGTGCCTCCGTCTCACCAGTTAATTCTGATGTGAATTCAAATGTTAAATCCATATCAGGGCTTAGTTCTTTTACATATTTTCGGAATGCTTTAGTATCTAATGCAAGGAATTCATTCTGAACCCATTTGGTGATGAATCCTCTATCAGAGTTTCCATCTACCGATTGAATCATATATTTCAAACGAGTGGTTACATCAAATGATTTCTCACTCTTACCTTTGTATAATCTTTCTAACGCTTGGGTTTCTTTGGTAATTTCAGCCTCATCACCATGCGTTAGTAACTTAAATTCCAACTCTTTTCCAGATTTAGGAAGTTTGAATTTGTATCGGTTTTCACCATTTAACGAAGCTTCGTTGAAATCTTTAGTTTTAACTTTGGATAAATCAACAACTACTTGCTGAGGTTCTAATGTAAATGGGTCGGTTATCTCTACTTGGTAATCTGCACCATAACCCAATACTCTCGTTGCCAAAAGAATTGCGTTTTTATCACCAATGAAAATATCGTTGATGTTTACATTTGGTTCTACCACTACCGATTCGAAGAGTTTGTCTAAAACTACACCCTTTTTGATTAAGGATTGAGAAGCTAAGATATCTTCTTCTCTTGCAGTCATGTATTTAATTTCGATATTACCTTTTCTTAGGGGATGTCCTTCTGGATATACCAACCCCTTAGATGGTAAATCAATGATTTCCGTTGGAAAATCGAACTTTGTATCGCTCATAATAAACCTTTATTTGTTTGTATATATAAGTATATCAAAATAAAAAAGTTAAAAAAAAAGGTTCTCACATAGAGAACCTTCTTTTCAAATATAATAAATTGATTGTATTTTAGAATTCCAAAATAGCGTAATCGTATGCTAAAGTTAATTCAATTTCAGCAGGGTCATTAGAGGAGAAATCTAAATCACTAAAGTTAGCCGATGCAATGAATGCACCCTTTAACTTCCATTGCTCAATCTTATCACCAACAGGACCTAACATATAGAAATCGATATCCTTTTTGTAGAAATCAGCGTAGCCCTTTCTACCAGTTAAAGATTCGTATCCCAATCTCACCCATTCCATAACCTGCTGTGCTCCAGAAGGAACAATCGGGTCATACAATGTGATTGTGATATCCTGCCACTCACCCTTACCTTGCAATTTGCGGTAAGTGTTAATGTGGTCCAACTTCACAGTTTCGAAATTGATTGAAGGTCTTGCCGCTGTTTTGATTAAGTAAGATTGAATACCATCAATCTCCATAATATAGCGATTCTTCATCTTCGGTTCGAAGTTGGTGAAGAACATTTCGTTAAATTCTAATACTTCTGCCATTTTGTTATTTTCTCCTTTATATACTAATAAATATTAGTTTTTGTTATTTTTAATTATGCTGAGAACGATGCTCCAGTTGGTAAGATGTTGAAATCAATTACGATGAATTCAGCGGTCTTAGTTGGTTGTAGGAAAATCTGTCCAGCTAAAATGTTTCTATCAACTACATCCGGTGTGTTATTGGTTTCATCCATTACCACTTTGAATGCGTATAAACCTTGTCTTTGTTGGATACCCTCTAAGTAAGGTTGTACGGTATTGATGAATTTACCTCTTGTCTGAGCGGTGTTTTGTTCGAACACTAAGAATCTAGAAGTAGATGCTACGAACTTCTTAACAGTGATTAACAATCTTCTTACATTGATTCTATCCAATGCTGATGATTTATCTTGCAATGTTTTCTGTCCGAATGCCACAATACCTTGTCCAGGGAATGCTGCGATTGGGTTTACTTTGTTTTCGTATAAAGTATCTCTTTCAGAGTGTGTCAATCTATTAAGAACCGAAACTGCTCCTACGATACCACCTCTATTCAAACCAGCAGGTGCGAACCATTCAGCTGCGATAGCGTCATTTGCTGCGAATACAGCTGGCATCAATACTGATGGTGGAACAGTTACTAATTTGTTAGTGTTCGTATCAACTGTCTTAACCCAAGGGTAATAAGTTGCTGCGTAGTTTGAATCAACTGCGGTTGCCTGTGTGGTTGCCTCAGCGATTGTATCATCGAAATCGTTGAAATCAGCGATGTAGAATGCATCTTGTCTATCTTCAACAATATCAATTGCTTTTGTAGTTACTGATGGGTGTAAGCTTCTTACGATACCTGGAGTTACCAACATATTGATATCCCACTCATCAGGATTAGAAATTGCGTTTAATGCTTTAGTGTATGCTACTGAACCACTAGCGGTTGCTGAAGAACAATTGAATCCTTGCGTATTTGCTACTCCCCAATCGTTATCACCAGCTTTAGCGATTCTAATTGCTGGAGATTGTCCATCGAATCCACTTTGGAATGCTAATGAGAATTGTCTCTTAACCATATCAGAAGAATCTGAACCACTCATTTCGTAAGAAAGTTGAGAATCAAATCCGAAGTCCACATTTGAACCAGTAGATGCGTTGTTAGGAAGTGGTGCCAAATAGTTAGCGTTATCCAATTTAACACCAGCGGTTTCGAAATCGAAACCAGCGTAGTAGATTGGAGAACCAGCAGTATTACCAGAAGATGCTGTTTGATAAACAACAGCTGGTACTAAAGTTTCAGTTCCACCTACATAAATTGGGTTAGTGTATGCTCCATGAGCGAAAGGTGCTGCTGATACAGGATATTGTCCCTGTGCTACAACTTCTACTCTTACATATTTTGAGTTATTTACCCAATCACCATTTTCAGTAATTTTACCATTTGAATCGATAGTTAAATATCTATCACCGATTCTTCTAGCGATAAAGTTTGGAGATGATGGGTCTAAGTTTACATTATTAAATGTTTCCAATACTGATTTTCTTTTATCAGTATCAGCGAATGAACGAATTGTTACAGAGAAAGTTGAGTAGTCAGTACCACCATCTTCACCTGCTGCTTTTACATTGGAGATTGAAACCTTAAATCTAGTGTTCTCATTGTTACCATATCCTAAAGTGTGGAAACGGAACAAATCAAATCTTTCGTTAGAGATAAGTTGTGATTTTACATATGGAGTAGTTGCGTAAGATGCATCACCGAATTCTTGAGTTGCAAGTGCAACAGCTGAAACATCTAATCCCCAACCATTTGTATCATCGTGGTCAGCTACTGATTGAGATGCTACATTCTCAAAGAATGAATAAACATATCCGTGCTTAGAACCAAATGGTGATTCACCAAATACATCAGCTACATCATTATTGTCAGCTGGTTTGATAGATGAAGATACTTCACCAATTCCACTACCACTAACAACAAACGAACCAGAAGCAGTTCCATCGGTAATGGTGAATGCACCAAAACCAACTTCTGCATCACCAGCTGCGGTTGAATGTAGAGTTGATACTAATTTATAACCAGTAGAACCAGAAACTGCGATACCAATTGGTGTTACTTGAGAGTAACCACCTACATTCATTACTCTAACAACAGTAACAGTACCAGCTTCTCTAAGATAGTTTTGTACTGCATACTCCGTATAGTAAGTTCCATCAGGTGTTCCAAATTTGTCCTCAAATTCAGATTGTGTTCTAATGATTGTTGGAACGAATGCTGGTCCTTTTTTGAAAGGTCCTACGATTGCTGCTCCTATTTCTCCGATTCCCTGAGCCAAGAATGAAAGGTCATTTTCTCTTGTGAATACTCCAGGTGATACAATTCTTTCTGCCATATTATTTTTTCTCCAATAAGTTTTTTTTGACTAAAATATCAAATACACATATAAATATAAAGAAAATCCCCAAAAGATAATTTTAGATTTTTTCTTTTAAGTATTATAAATAAATATCACATTTATTTCATTAACGATTTAATCATCTCTTTCAACTCATCAATTTGTTGTTGTTGTGATTTAATTAATTCGTTTTGCTCTTTAATACCCTCAACCAACAATGGAACAATCTTATCGTAGTTTACAGTTAAGTAGTTTTCGCCAGATTTAGAACCGATTGGTTGTTCATTCTCATCGAACAATGTATCGAATGGTGCAATCGTTACAACTTCAGGAAGTATGCTTTGAACTTCTTGTGCCGATAAACCGACTTGTTGCTTCTCATTTGTATATCCAACTGATTTTGCTAAATCGTTATTAACATAGTAGAATCCATTTAATTTGGTGATTTTATCCAATGCATTCTCAATGTTACCCAACTTAGTTTTTAATCTTTCATCGGAGTAGTATGCGATAATATCACTTTGTGCGTAAATCCAGTTGTAAGAATAAACATAATCATAGTTTGTTCTATACATTCTAGAAGTGCTGTTACCATCCCAATAGTACCCAGTGTTATCTCTATCATACATAAAGTTAACCTGCAAAGTACCATTGATATAGGTTGTTCCACCCACATACCAGTTTATGTATGTACTATATCCAGAACGTGCATCTAAGTGTAGGTTACCATTCGTAGCTGCAACACAAGCCTCACTTGATACATTACCATTTCCACCAACATACAAATATCTACCCCATGATGAGTTTGGTCCAAATAATGCTCCACCTCTCATACGAAGTGCATTGTTCGATGTTGAGTTAGGGTCTAAATAGTACCCTGTATCGTTTTGGTCATAGAAGATTGGTGCTCTTGCATCTCCACCAATTCGTAAAGAGTTATCAACATATACACCATAACTAACAGTAACCATCCGGCGGCTACCAGCATAATACATATTCATTTCAGCACCACTCATGTACCATACCCAACCTCTGGAGTTATCATGTACACCTACATTATCTCCATTTGTTGACATGAATACATAACGAGAACCGATACCCCAACCAGCCCAGCCGTTTCTACCACTATCATAAGTTGTGTAGTTACCATATGAGTTACCACCAGCTTCAGCTGCCCAAATACCTCTACCCCAAGTTTGGTTATAAAGACCCGTTGAGTTGTAGTTTCTCCACCATCCGTAGTTGTAACCCTGGTCTAAGTAAATTTCGTTTAGACGAGAACCACCATTCGGGTCTGAATAATATCCGGTGTTGTTTGAATCATAGTAAATAGTTGCGTAGAACGAACTTGTTGATGAGTTGTTACCATACATCGCAATCTTATACCAACCAGATGGAGAGTTCCAAGAATATCTCCACCATAAGTTTTCGTTTACACCACCAATCATCTGCCACCCATAAGCGTTACTTCCGCTTGACCAGTGGAATGTTTGGATACCTACGTGGTGAGATGTATCACCAGGTCTATTTTGTGCACCAGTTGAACCCCAGCTATCAATGAAACCAGAACCCCATCCCAACATTTCGTTGAAAGTATATGAGCCCCAACCAAAATTACCAGTCCAATAGCTGGTATTACCTGTAATTTGAGGTCTCATATATGAGTATCTACCCGAAAGACCAGTCATAGCCCTACTTCTATCAGTAAGACCATTGATATTTGTTCCGTGTTGAGAGTTAGGGTCTACATAGTATCCAGTATCATTATAATCATAGAATAAAGTACCCCTAACATCAGAAGATGCTACAATTCTAGATGAAATAGCTGCTCGGAATCCACCATTATTGATAATCAATAAACCGTGGTCATTCAAGTTAGCTGCTACACCACCTGCATTAGGGTGTGACCAAGCCATACCATAAAGGTTACCAGTAGATGTACCAGCTTTTGGTAACATATAAGAGCTACCCATTGCAAATACACCTTGCAATCTATATGATGAGTAAACACCTACTGTCTGAGAACCATATTGTTGGTCCAAATACAAATCGTTAATGATACGAGTATCATTTGATAAGGTATATGCGGTTCTGGATGTACTATTAGGGTCCATATAGTATCCAGTATCATTCCTATCATACATAATGTATGGTCGGATATCCGGCATATATACCACATTACTTTCACCCAAATACATTGTTTGAGTTGAGTAGTTACCATACCAATGTTGTGCTTCAACTACATATGCGGAGAAATCCCAACGAGGTTCGTTGTTAACATTGTTAACTAATTTTATTCGGTTACCTACGATATAGTTTGTACGGGATGTACCATCCATATCCATATAGTAACCAGTATTGTTTTGGTCATATGCAAATGGGAATCGGATTGTATCGTAGAAATATGTTGTTGAACCAGTGTCAATCAACATTCTGGTTGAACCCCAACTTCCGTTTCTATGTCCGTGGTTTGTGTTGATACGGAAGTTATCATCGTTATATCCATATCCAACAGACCAAGTTCTACTATTGTATCCAGATGAGAATAAAATAGATGGTCTATCTCCACCACCACTAGCTTCTACTCTAAATTCAGCGGTAATACCCCAAGAGTGGTTACCATACTGATTCCGTACAAGCATCGTCATATTATTTCCTGGTGCAGAACCCGTTTTGGTTATCTGCATAACAGGTCCATTAGATTGTCCAAAGTTAGAGAATCCAGCAGGATTTACATAATATCCACTATCGTTTCTATCATAGTATGTCTCTGCATACATTGAGTAGATTGCGGTTACATTACCACCAAATGTAGCATCGTTGTTATTGAGGTTGATTTCCAATGGCCAATAACCATTGTAAGTTCCCCAAGAAGTTGAGTTGTTACCTGTTCCTCTTAATACATAGAATATGTTAGAGTTAACGTGAATCATCGCAGAACGATGGTTATTATCTCTAAAGTAAATTGTTGGGTCACCATTTTCAATAAAAATCTGACCTGTTGTTGATAAAGTTCTAACTCGAGTATCACCAGCTCCACTACCGAAGTAGTATCCAGTATCTTCTCTATCGTAAACAATATTTGCTCTCCAATCATTTACATATGAAGTAGATGCGAAATCACCGTAGTAAGATGTGTTATTTCTATCATAATACACATCAGCGAATACATTACCCTGAACAGTTAATTGTCCGTTAATGTTTTGTCCACCTTCTACTACAACTCCACCAGAAAGTTCACCTAAGTTAGGTTCGTTACCATTGATTTCATATACACCAGGCCCCCACCATTTTAAGTGAGCTGCTGGGTCAGTTGAGTAGTATAAGTAAGTTCTATGTGTTTGACCTCTTGTACCAGTGTACCGCATTTTGTAATCAGTAGAACCTGAAATTTTATCACCAGTATCCAATCGCCAAACACCACCTCTACCAGTTGAACCAGTAGATGGGTGATTGTTTGCAAATACATATCCAACAGCAACACACCAAACTCCTTGCGGAAGTGAACCGATACCAAATGCATGGAAGTATGGGTTACCATTTGTAGAACCACTCATGTTAAGTGTTTCACCACCACTACATCCAAAATAATAAGTACCATTCGTAGATGAAGAATCTCTCTTCACATAAACCACATACATATATGATTTATTACCATCTAAGTTAGATATTCCTTTGTTCCAACCACCATCTGCGTTTGATGAGGTATCGTTTCCTAATGTTCTCCAAACCAATGAAGGTCTACCCCACGGGTCAAAGTCTTGAATTACTGAGTTACCATCACCATTTTGTCCAAATCCACCACCCAATGCTGCGTTGTTAGAACCAGTACTAACTACCCAATCTTCTGCCGTTGCTAAGTTGGTAAATGAACCAACATGCATATTTCGATAGTTGATTGCTTTTTCCCCACCAACTCTTAGGTTGTAAGTAACTTCAACATCTTCAGAACTTCTACCAACTGAGAATAGCATTGTTGATAAATCCTCATTGTTGTACATTCTGATACCACCATATCCAGCTTGTGCACCCATACGGATACCAGTATGCCATCTTAAATCTAATTTGGCGTAGTTACCACCATAGTTTTCTAAGTTTGTACCAATGTAGTAGTTGCCATTTGCATCTGAGTTACCACCACCGAAATGTAATCTCGTAGAACCTACCTGATTGTATGCGTTGTAGTCAAATGTACCACCAATAACAACCCGGTCAATAGTTTCTAATGAACTTATTCTAGAAGTACCTGCGAAATTTCCATAATAACCAGTATTATCCGAATCATAGAAAATTGGTGCTCTTAATGAGTTTCCAGCTTGTAGGTAATTGTTCACATAAATGTATCCGCTTGAATACATCTCCATATTCGTAGAACGAGTACCAGAAGTATTTGTGTTATAGAAATATGTATGTCCCGCAGTGGAGAATCTCATGTAGGCCTGTCCAAAGTTGGTATTTGGTCTACCAAAGTAGTATGTGTTGGTGTTTCCGTTATATGCGTTATCAACATTATATCCAAATCCACCCCAATCCCAAGTGTTACCTGGTTCAGATGTCCACATTTGTAATTGTACAATACCAGTTCCCGCACCATTGTTTGAAGCAGGTAATTGAACCCTCATAGCAGAGGTTCCGTGGTCACCAATTACATCTAATCTTTTTCCAGGTAAACCATATCCAATACCCAACTGCCATATACGAGAATCTCCATTAGGGTCAACACGATATGTTGTATCGTTTGAATCGTAGAAGATTGGTCCTCTGATAGAATCAATACCCTGAACATATCCAGACCCTATGAATCCAGAATAAGTTCCAGTGTTATTACCACCATCGGTATAGAAATCCAATCCAGTACCACCAGTTCTAAATCTAGCATTGTATCCATCATCCAATGGGGAAATCCAAATAAAATCAGTATTGTTATTATTTTGAATTTGTAATGCCGAAGACCAAGATGCTGGGTATGAACCAAAGTTGATTTCACCCTGTCCATCGGATTTAATAGTTAATGCTCTTGTTCCAGATGATGTACCAGTTGTATTAACTTTTAAGTATCTAATATTTGTTGTACCATTAGGGTCTACATAATATGAAGTATCAGTATCATAGAATATAGGTGCTCTAAATGATGACTGTGCATAACCATCTCTACCAATGATTACATCACCACTATTCTGGTCAACTCTAAATTTCTCATACGCTGTTCTATTACCACTTTGACGAGATGGAACAGTGAATGAACGAATTTGTCCAGTTGAAGCTTCAGCAGTGAATGAGAAATAGTTATTTGGATTATCATGCCATAATCCCCATCCAGTGTATGGTTCGAAATCTACAAAGATACCAGTCCAACCTTCGGATGTTACTTGCTGAATACCCAATGCTCCACCAGAAGATGAAGTACCAGATGCGTTTACTAATAAACCCGGTTTGTTATATGTTGCTGCGTTTACTGAACCGGCTATATTAATAGAAGTTCCAGTACTATCAAAATCTGCATAATAACCAGTGTTTGAATAGTTGTAGAATATAGGTGCTCTCAATGAAGTTAAAGAGTAAGTATATCCACCACCATTGTTTAATTGAATGTTGTTAGCCGCACTATAACCAATGTGAATTTGTCCACCATCAGGTCTCCAAATCTGGTCATAGTTTATGTTTAAGTTACTTGTACTTGAACCAATATACAATCTATTGTATGCTCTAACATCATACATTAATGATGTAGATGCTGGGTCTACATAGTATCCAGTATTATCTCTATCATAGTACCGAGAGAAGTAAGCATTTCCACCATAAACATCCGCAGTGTTACTTGATGCGTTATTTGAGGTAAGAACTAATGATGCGGTTCTTGATGAGTTTTCTCCACCAGGTATACCACCAAAATTAACTACCCAATCTTGTCCCCAATTTGATGAGAACCCACTATATCCAACTTCTACATCGGTAATATGTACCTGTGGGTATGTCCAAGTAGTTCCAGCCTCACCAATTGTAATCCATTGTCTACTTCCATCATCACCAAATCTAACAATTAATGCACCCTTACCACTATCGGTTAATTGAGTTGCAAATACATTGTACCATTGACCTGTATAGTAGTTATATCCACCAACATTGAATGTATGAGAATTACCAGTGTTGTATTCATACACTTTAACGGTCATTCTTAACATAGTGTTAGACCTTCTTCTATCAGCCGGTAAGAATAATCTAATTGCTCCAGTTATTGAAGATGTTGATGTTGTAAATGTTCCACCTTGTGGATTGGTAAATCTTCTCTCTTCCCAATCGTATGCGTTTCTGAGTTTTGAATAGTTTAATACTGATGTGCCATTACCATCGAAACGATAAGTGGTATCATTATAATCATATAAGATTGGGGTTCTTAATTCTTGGAAAGCGTAAACAATACCATCAGTATCTACTCTAAATCGTTCAGATGATGAACCATTCCATACTCTAAATCTAGCATTATTATAATAGTTTACATAGATATCGTTTCCATTGAATGAATCAATATGGAAATTACCACCTAAAATAATTCTACCATTTCCATTAGCTGCAATTATGTACTCATTAACTTGAACTCGGTACATATTTGATGTAGAGTTAGGGTCTACATAATATCCAGTATTATTTGAATCTCTAAATATTGGAGCTCTAAAATCACCATATGCTTCCACATAGTTAGCGTAGTTTCTTTGCTGCCATTGAGAACCCTGTCTGATTTCAAATCTATCAGAGTAACCCAATATTGAGTTAGATGGTTGTCCACCAGTTCCACTAGCTCTAAATGCAATTACGGATACACCATTTGCAGCAGCGAATAATCTGATGTTTTCATTGTAGTTGTTGTTATTAGCGGTGTTATAACTCCACCAAGCGTTATTACCAATGTAAATACCATCAGATGGTCCATTTACTTGAATCGGAACTAAACCACTAACTGGGTCATAGAATCCAGTTGAGTATGAATTGTTATTCGGCATCCATATGTAGGAATCCGAACCATTCATTTTTATATCACCACTAACATTTACATCATTGAATGTTACATTATCAGTTGTTCTAACCGCCTGATTTAAGTAATCCGAGAATTGATAACCATCCCAAAGGTCAGCATCTAATCCAGAACCCGCTCCATCGTTACCAGAGTTCCATAGAAGGTAACCAGTACCCCAAGTTGCTGAATCGAAGTTTTGTTTTGCAATCCAAACGCTTGTATTATCATATTTATTGAATACTAATGCCGAACTCCGTTTTACATCACTACCATTATAAGATGACATCCACAATACATCATTCCAAGGTCCACCAAATCCTAAGTTACCACCACTAAGCATTGCAAGTTTTAACTTACCAGCTCCAAATACAGTGTTGTTTGGTTTTTCAGTTCCACCACTTACATAATAACCACCTAAGTAGTTGCTAGAATCAGTATATCTTCTATGGTCGTAGTATGTTCCTTGTTGATTATCCAATAAATCAGCGTTAAGGTTTGATACCAATGTTGTAGATGATACAGTTAAAGGAGCTGTTCCAGTTGCTTGTGATAAAGTTAAACGAACAAATGTTGGAGAATCCGAAGTTCTAACCGCTTGGTTTAAGTAATTAGAGAATTGATAACCATCCCATAGGTCAGCATCCAACCCAGAACCAGCACCATCATTATTCGAATGCCAAACAGTACCACTAATATGTCCTTGATTTGAGGTAGTCATTACTACCCAACCAACTGAAGACCATGTGGTATTATCAGTTTTGTTTCTAATCTTAAATCCACGAGATGGAGTATTGTATTCAAACTCCATTTGGACAGTTCCAGTAGAACCACCAGCATTAGTTGACCATAAGATTGAAGAATATCCACTATATCCTAAAGTTCTGAATCCATTATCGGTATAGGTATCGATGCTTGTACCAGTTCCACCACTTAATAATCTAAAATAAGTTGATGGGCTAACAGAAATTCCACCAACTGTCAATCCAGCAAATGTTGGAGAATCGGTTGTACGAACATTCTGGTCCATTAAGTAAACCTCAGTAGCACCTTGACCAGTATCAATAGTTCCACCAATGGTTACATTACCAGACATATTCCAATTACCAGACGAATCAGTCCAATCGGAATCGGTTACAAATCTTAATCTATCCGGGTCAGTTCCCTCATCCATTCGTAGAGCCTGTCTACCACCAACTACAATTTGGAAATCATCAGCTGCTACAAACCGAATGTAAGTATTAGTATCACCATTATGATAAATGTAATCATCAATATATGCGTTTTGTGCATATATACTTCCATTTGCTTCGAAATCGGTATCCGAATACCACTTAGCCGCAGATTCGTTCCAATAGAATTGACGAGTTGCTGAACCACCCCTTAATACTTCAATACCAGCATTCTCAGTTGGAGTACCAGTTGTAAAGTTTGAATTAAGAGTAATAATATTATCAGCCAATAGGATAGTTTCCGTATTGACAGTAGTTGTTGTTCCAGTAACACTTAGGTTACCATTTACCGTTAAAGTTGTTCCATCAAAAAGAAGGTTACTTTCAACGGTTGCGTTTGGTGCAGTTCCATTTAAGGTAATTACACCATTATTAGTTGTACCTGTTAAGGATAGTAATCCACTTGTACCAGCTGAACCCGATGTTCCAGATGAACCTCCACTACCAGATGTTCCACCACTACCGCTTGTACCAGATGAACCCGATGTTCCAGAAGAACCTCCACTACCAGATGTTCCACCACTACCAGCTGTCCCCGTGGTTCCAGATGAACCACCACTTCCGCTTGTTCCACCTGAACCCGATGTTCCAGATGAACCACCACTACCAGCTGTCCCAGAAGTACCAGAAGAACCAGAAGAACCAGATGTTCCAGGTGAACCAGAAGTACCCTGAGAACCTTGAATTCCATCTACACCAGAAGTTCCCGATGTTCCGCTTGTTCCAGAAGTTCCAGAGGTACCGGAAGTTCCAGCCGAACCAGTGGTTCCAGAAGAACCGCTTGTTCCACTTGTTCCAGAGGTACCAGCGGTACCACCACTACCTGCGGTTGCCGATGTACCCGATGTACCCCCACTACCAGATGTTGCCGATGTACCCGATGTACCAGAAGTACCAGATGAGCCCGATGTACCACCCGTACCAGCAGTTGAGTTTGTACCAGAAGTACCACCACTACCACTTGTTCCACTTGTTCCAGAACTACCAGATGTACCCGGTGAACCCGATGTTCCTTTCTCACCACTTGTTCCAGAGGTTCCAGATGTACCAGCCGAACCTGTTGTACCCGAAGAACCACCATCACCTACTGCACCATCTCTACCAGAAGTACCCGATGTTCCAGAGGTACCAGATGTACCACCACTACCAGCCGTTCCTCTCGTACCACTTGTCCCAGATGAACCAGATGTACCAAACGAACCAGTTGTACCAGATGAACCTGATGTACCACCACTACCAGCGGTTGAAGATGAACCAGATGTTCCTGAGGTTCCAGAAGTTGCTGAGGTACCAGAAGTACCACCAGTTCCAGAAGTTCCCCCACTTCCGCTTGTACCAGAAGTACCAGATGAACCTACACCAGACGAACCAGATGTACCACCACTTCCGCTTGTACCCGAAGTACCAGATGTTCCACTTGTCCCTGAGGTACCTGATGTTCCTCTTTCACCACTTGTTCCAGAGGTACCAGATGTTCCAGAAGTACCAGATGTTCCCCCACTTCCACTTGTTCCAGAAGAACCAGAAGTACCACCACTACCTGTTGTTCCAGATGTACCAGCGGTTCCAGACGAACCCGAAGTACCAGCTGAACCAGTTGTTCCAGAAGTTCCAGAAGTACCTGATGTTCCGCTTGTTCCAGAAGTTCCACTCACACCACTCGTACCAGATGTACCAGATGAACCACCTGTTCCAGAAGTTCCCGATGTACCAGAAGTACCAGCGGTACCAGCAGCTTGTAACCATTGGGTACCGGTGTAACGATATATATTTGTATCTACAGTGTTGTAATAGATATCACCAGTTTCTCCGCCAGCAGGGTCAGATGCGTATGCTGGGATTCTTAACTCATCTTTGATGTAAACCGAACCAGTGAACTGATGTGAATCAGAAGCTTGGTCACCAAATTTGTTTGAACCAGATGAGAATATTACTGATGATGAAATGTATGTTGTGTGGAGTTCGGTTGATGTAATCTTACCAGCTACATTCAAATCACCACCAACGGATGCGTTTGAACCAATTACCGCTGAACCACTAACTCCTAAATATTTTTCGATTACAACTCCGGTATTAACCTCTAAACCTCTATTGGGTGAGATAACCGCTTGAGCTGAACCTGATTTTAACTTATCAATATCACCAATTGAAGTTGCTGATATGTTTGTAATTTGAGAACCATCTCCTGCTAAGAAAGATGCCGATACTGTCCCAGTTGCTAAAATTGAACCAGTTACATCGGTATTTACATTGATTGAAAGTTTATCGTTTGAAATACGAGCAGTCCCAGCTCCACTTTCGATTTTGGATTGTGCATCTGGAGTTAATCCTTCGAAAGGAATATTGATTAACTCAGAACCATCCCCAATAAATGAACCGCTAAAAGCAGAACCGGTATAGGTATTAGCGGATACCCCATCAGCAACAGATAGATTTGTATTAATATCTACTGATGTTAACGATACCTGTGCTTGTTCAACCCCATTTACATCAATCGATAGTAAACTTTGGCTAATCTGATTTATACCATTCGGATTCTTACCTTTATATTCCATTAATCTCTATCTTTATGTAATTTCTAATACCGATACCACAATATCTACCGATGCGTTCACCGATGATTTTACAGTAATAGAATCGTTTGCTTCCAATACCACTTTTTGGTCACCACCAACTAAAATCGTTGATGAACCTTGAGGAAGGGTTGCACCCTTCACTAAATATTTTGTTACCGAAGCAGAATTATCAGTAATCTGAACATCTACTTGGATATTTTGTGCTACAATATTTGCCACATTTACACCAATCACCGTTGCAGAAGTTGCAGCAGGACAGGTATAAGCAACTAAACCAGCTGTTCCAGCTGGTCCTTTTATACTATTTTTGAATGTATTTGCCATATCTTATCTTTTTATCCTAATGCAATTGCAAATGCGATTGCTGAATCTAACACATTTACCCCATCTACATTATATCCACCACCTTGTAAATCAACGGAACCACTAATAGAAATAGAACCACTAGCAACAATTACATATTCGGTATTTACATCTTTCTCATAACCAATTGCAAGAGAATCTCTTACACTTAGGTTAGTAAACTCTGCTGTATCTACCGAAATATCACCCTTAAATGACCCAGTAAAACTCCCCGTAAACGAACCACTTAAGTCCGCATATGCCGAAGGAGCTTGTGTAATTGAGCCGGAAAAACTGGGTTGGTCTATTCTCATTGTAATCTATTCCATTCTTTATAGGTATAAATATAAACAAATTTTGTTTACTACATTGGTTTGGAAGGCCAAACTAAATCGAATGGATTTGATTGAGATGTTATATCTCGTAATGATTGTCTATATGTTTGCCATTCAGTTAAAGTGGAACCACTAATTGGTGAATCTTGGAATTGAGTCCAATCGGATTGAGATAATAAAGAATCTCTCATATCTCTAACTTCCAACCACTTTTCTGCAATTTTAATATTAATTTCTTCTTCAGTTGCATCGGTTATATTCCAAGTTTGAATATATACCGAACCAGATAGTGTTGGAGTTCCTTCCACTATATTTTTTGTGTAATCATCAGTTACTTCAACCGATTCTACTGGATAAACACCAAAGTTTTCCAAAACTTCATTAGTGATAGCTTGAGGAAAACTTACATTTGGATTTTCTGATTTTAACTCCCCAATCGTATAGGGGTATGTTATAATTCCATCTTTTATTTTTATATACATAACTCTATCTCCTTATTTCCAATTTATAGGTATTACTGCATAGTTCGTAATTCCAGTACAATTATTAAATGCGTTTATTCCCAATGGCTCAGGTTCCCTATCCCATAGTGCCTCAACAGTTCCCCAATTCGATGAACCATTTGTGGTAGAACTCATATTAAATATATTAGCAAAAGTTGTTACTGAAAGATTATACTGAAATGTTGGTATATTAGTTAATGCTCTACAATTTCTAAATGCCGATGAAAAGTTAATAACCTGAGTGTTGTATCTAAACAATTCATTTGGTACACTTACCAACGATAAACATGCATTAAATGTTGAGTTGAATATTGATACATTAGGTGAATTATCAAACAAATTATTTGGAATTGTTGTGATTCCAGTAAATGAAAAAGTATCCACAAACTGAGTAGCAACTGATGAATATTGGAATAAATCAGATGGGATTGAAGTTAATCCAGTTCCTCTAAAAGTGTTGTTGAATACACTCACCCTTCCCAATCCAACTGCTCCACCGGGAATTGATGTTAAATTAGTACAACCATAAAAGTTAATACTCCTTACACCAACATCTCCCCAGCTATCTACCGAAGTGTATAATAATCGGTAAGAACTATTATCAACCCTAAATCCTGGCATAAATCCAATAACAGATACTTGATAAGTTCCACCAGAAGAATAGGTATGATATCTACCAACATCAGTTGAACTTGTGATATAGGTATCACTTGTCCCATCACCCCAATCAACAATGACATTGGGTTCCAATCCCAAATAACTTACCAATGGAAGTTCGTAAACTTGTCCACCAGATAAAGTTAGGGTAAATTGAAAGGGTTCGGTTTCACCTCCCCCCGCACTCGATACTAATCTTCTTGCTATACTCATAACTTTTCTATTAACTCATATTTGCTGCTGATAAGAAACCATAGTAAGAGGTTCCTCCATCATAAGTATAGAATACCAAAATATCCGTTCCACTTGCGGTTAATGCAGGTGCCACACCACTAGCCCACTTAACTGATGCTGGCCATGTGATTGTTTGTGAACCACCATTGATTAGTGCGAATGTGAAACCAAATGCTCTTGGACCCGATGGTGGGTTAGAGAATGTAAATGTTGTAGTTGTGGTAACCGTATATTGGAAGTTGTTAGCCGTTGTTAAGTTGATTGTTGTAGAACCACCACTACCCAAATTAGAGAACAATTCTCTGAAGTTTGTTGAGTAGATGTAAGAACTAGCTTCAACTGCACCGGTAACATCCAACAATGAACCATCGAATGTAATATTTGGTTCAACTTGAACTCCGCCTGTTGAATTGATGAAGGTTAATACACCATTATCAGTTGTTCCGGTTGGAGTGATGCTTGTTCCAGACGAACCCGAAGTACCAGAAGTACCACTCAATCCATCAATACCAGATGAACCAGAAGTTCCATCTACACCAGACGAACCGGATGAACCAAAGAATGTTCCATCCAAACCAGAAGTACCCGAAGTTCCAAATGAGCCACTAATACCCGAAGTACCAGAAGAACCAGCACCTGATGTACCAGAAGTACCAGAAGAACCAAATAATGTACCATCAACACCAGACGAACCCGAAGTTCCATTTGTCCCAATACCAGATGAACCAGATGTACCCGATGAACCTGCTCCAGAAGTGCCCGAAGTACCACTTGAACCAAATAGAGTACCATCAACACCAGATGAACCCGAAGTTCCGTTTGAACCACTTAGACCAGATGAACCAGAAGTTCCAGCCCCTGATGTACCTGATGTACCCGAAGAACCAAATAAAGTTCCATCCACACCAGAAGAACCAGAGGTACCATTAGAACCATCTACTCCAGATGAACCTGATGTTCCACTTGTCCCAGCACCTGAAGTACCAGAAGTACCAGATGAACCGAATAGTGTACCATCAACACCAGAAGAACCAGAGGTACCCGATGTTCCACTAACTCCACTTGTACCAGAAGTTCCAGCACCAGAAGTACCCGAAGTACCAGATGAACCAAAATAAGTTCCATCTAAACCACTACTTCCACTTGTACCAGAAGTACCACTCTCTCCACTAATCCCACTTGTTCCAGAAGTTCCAGCACCCGAAGTACCTGATGTACCAGAAGAACCAAAATAAGTTCCGTCTAAACCTGAAGAACCAGAGGTTCCGCTTGTACCACTTACACCAGATGAACCAGAAGTTCCGGCACCTGAAGTACCAGAAGTACCAGATGAACCAAAGAAAGTGCCATCTAAACCAGATGAACCAGAAGTTCCAGATGTACCAGAGGAACCATTAGAACCCGAAGTTCCAGAAGTTCCAGCTCCAGAAGTACCTGAAGTACCCGAACTTCCAAAGAAAGTGCCATCTAAACCAGATGAACCGCTTGTACCAGATGTACCAGATGAACCAGATGTACCCGATGAACCTGCTCCAGAAGTACCGCTTGTACCAGAGGAACCGAAGAAAGTTCCATCTAAACCAGAAGAACCAGAGGTTCCGTGTGAACCATTGGTACCACTACTACCACTTGTCCCAGAAGTTCCAGCTCCAGATGTACCGCTTGTACCAGATGAACCAAAGAATGTCCCATCAATACCAGAAGAACCGCTTGTTCCAGAAGTTCCATCAAATCCAGAAGAACCTGATGTACCAGAAGAACCCGCACCCGATGTACCAGAAGTACCCGAAGAACCAAAGAATGTCCCATCAATACCAGAAGAACCGCTTGTTCCAGAAGTACCAGTTGAACCAGAGGTTCCACTCACCCCACTTGTTCCAGAAGTACCAGATGAACCACTACTTCCAAAGAAAGTACCATCTACACCGGATGAACCAGAGGTTCCGCTTGTTCCGCTTGAACCCGAAGTACCAGTCGAACCACTTGTCCCAGAAGTACCCGATGAACCAAAATAAGTTCCATCTATACCAGAAGAACCAGAAGTTCCGCTTGTTCCAGATGAACCACTTGTTCCACTTTGACCCGATGAACCAGATGTACCGGTTGAACCTGATGTTCCGCTTGTACCATGTGTTCCGAAGAAAGTACCATCTACACCAGATGAGCCCGATGTACCAGATGAACCAGAGGTTCCAGAAGAACCGGAGGTGCCTGAAGTTCCACTACTTCCAAATAAAGTACCATCTAAACCAGATGAGCCCGAAGTTCCAGATGTTCCACTTGTGCCAGAAGAACCGCTTGTACCAGAAGAACCACTACTTCCAGAAGTTCCAGATGAACCACTACTTCCGCTTGTTCCACTTGTACCAGATGAGCCAGATGAACCACTTGTTCCAGATGAACCTGATGTTCCATCTGAACCAGATGTTCCAGAAGTTCCACTACTTCCACTCGTACCAGCAGTTCCTGTTGAACCCGAAGTTCCGCTTGTACCAGAAGTACCCGAAGTTCCATCTCTACCACTACTTCCGCTTGTTCCACTTGTTCCAGAAGTACCAGCGGTTCCAGTTGAACCTGAAGTTCCACTTGTACCAGAAGTACCCGATGTTCCATCAGAACCAGAAGTTCCGCTTGTTCCACTTGTTCCAGAAGTTCCAGATGTACCAGCGGTTCCAGTTGAACCAGATGTACCTGATGTTCCGCTTGTACCTGAAGTTCCATCGGTACCAGAAGTACCCGATGTGCCAGATGTACCACTTGTACCAGAGGTTCCGGAAGTTCCGCTTGTTCCAGAGGTACCCGAAGTACCACTACTACCAGCTTCACCAGATGTTCCACTCGTACCACTAGTTCCAGAAGTTCCAGAAGTTCCAGCTGAACCTGTTGAACCTGAAGTTCCAGAAGTACCCGAAGTTCCAGATGTTCCGCTGGTTCCATCTATACCCGAAGTTCCACTTGTCCCAGAGGTTCCAGAAGTTCCCGAAGAACCACTTTCACCACTTGTACCAGAAGAACCAGAGGTACCTGAGGTTCCACTTATACCAGATGAACCCGATGTACCAGATGAACCTGATGAACCATTCGAACCACTACTTCCAGAAGTTCCGCTTGAACCCGATGAACCAGATGTACCAGATGAGCCAGAAGAACCACTGCTACCAGATGAACCAGATGAGCCAGATGAACCACTACTTCCAGAAGTTCCGCTTGAACCCGATGAACCAGATGTACCCGAAGTTCCACTACTTCCAGATGAACCAGAAGTACCAGAAGAACCTGATGTACCAGAGGTACCAGATGTACCACTTGTCCCAGATGTACCAGCAGAACCAGTTGAACCAGATGTACCCGAAGTTCCACTTGTGCCAGAGGTTCCAGAAGTTCCAGATGTACCATTTTTGTTTACAATTTCAATTATACCAATCATTGATGAGTGGTTAACACATTGATAAACTAAACTATTAGGAGCATCCTCAGGAACTCTGTATTGTATTAGTGTATTGGTACCATAATTACCATTTGTTGGGTCATTATTTATTGTACCATCTATATCATTTGTATTACCAGATGATAATCTTAATGCGAATGGGTGTGAGGATGAAACTCCACTAACATCAAAGTAATAAAGTTCACCCCTTACTAATGTTAATGTTGGGAATGTGGTATCATCGTAACCAGCTATTGCGTAGTTAAAATCTTCATTAATTACTTCAAATAATCTACCACCCTCTCTACCAGTAGTACCAGATGTACCCGAAGTTCCAGATGAACCAGATGAACCTGATGTACCCGCAGTTCCAGATGACCCAGATGTTCCACTACTTCCGCTTGTTCCAGAAGAACCGCTTGAACCCGATGTTCCACTACTTCCACTACTTCCGCTTGTTCCAGACGAACCAGATGAGCCAGATGAACCGGATGTGCCAGATGAACCACTACTTCCGCTTGAACCAGATGAGCCAGATGAACCAGAAGTACCACTACTTCCGCTTGAGCCCGAAGAACCAGAAGTTCCAGAAGAACCACTACTACCACTTGAACCACTACTACCGCTTGAACCAGATGAACCCGATGTTCCGCTTGTTCCAGAAGTACCACTTGTTCCAGAAGTTCCAGACGAACCAGATGAACCACTACTTCCGCTTGAACCAGAAGAACCAGATGTTCCATCTGAACCAGAAGTTCCGCTTGTTCCAGAAGTACCCGATGTTCCAGATGTTCCAGATGTACCGGAAGTTCCACTTGTTCCAGATGTACCGGAAGTTCCACTTGTTCCAGAAGTACCAGAAGTACCATTGGTTCCACTTATACCAGAAGTTCCGCTTGTTCCAGAGGTACCAGAAGTACCATCTGCACCTTGAGCGGCTTCAATATCTCTTTTTTCTAATCTACCAGTTGTTTCGTTATAGGTAACTACGAAATTGGATGAACCACTTTCTAAGGTATTGATATATACACTACCAGTTATTCCTAAACTACCAGTTAATAATAAACTACCAGTTAATTCGGCTGAACCAGAGAATGGGAATCCACTTCCACCACCATCTAAAGCGTTTAATGCATATTCCGCAATTGAAGCAAACGATGCTGAATAAACATACATTGATGCGGTTTGGTCTGAAGTTAAATCTCCACCACCTTGTCCAGCATTCAATGCGTAAGATGCGGTTAATGCAAAATATGCTAAAGATGCGGTACCAACCTGCATAGATGCAGTTATATCAGAACTAATATCTCCACCTCCACCAGCGCCAGCATTTAATGCGAATGATGCGGTTACTGCGTAAGAAGAACTTAACACCGTCATTGATGCGGTTTGTTCGTTTCTTACAAAATTTTGTAAATCGTTTAATAATGCTAAAGATTCCGAATCGATACCCTGTACATTCAATGCTACATCAGCAGTTTCTGCTGTGATTGCTCTTGATGCGGATGGTACGATACCAATTACATTATCACCACTAATTGCTCCACTAATCTTAGAACCACCACTACCTACAACTACCCAACCACTTGTCAAACCACTAAAGGTTACAACTACGGTATTGTTATCAGTTGGTTCGATAGATTGTGGAATAATCATTCCATTTGAACCAGTTTCATAAACCTGAACAATTGGGTATTCTACATCGAAGTTGTGAACAATAGTTACTTCGGTTACATTACTAAATGGAACTGCGGTTGTTGGGGTTGATTCAGGAACAGGAACATATTTAGAACGGGCCGCATCATAGATAAGAATATCTCTATCTTCCGCATCACCCTCACCATAGTAACCACCATATAATGAACCGCTAATTTCACCACCACGAATAATTGGTGCGTAAATTTGATTAGTAACATCTAAGTTTCCACTAATTGAAGATGATACATTGATAACAAATCCAAGGTTTGGAGAAATTTGTGCAATTGCCGAACCACTTTGTAAGAGTGAAGTTTCAAATGATAGATTAGCAATATTGATATTTGTTAATCCACTACCATCACCAATGAATGTTGAACCACTTGCCAATACAACATCAGAACCAGTTACGAATATACCACCACTTACATATAATGATTGAGATAAATTAACATCAACATTTACTTCCAATCCTTTGTTAGGAGAAATCAATGCAATTGCAGAACCAGATTCAATCCTATCTAATTTAAGGTCAGTAAGAGATTCCGCCGGGATATTGAAAAGTCCAGAACCATCACCATCGTATCGAGATGCGGTAATTGGAACATTAACATCTAACTTATCAGGGTCAATAATAGCAATACCAGAACCAGAGTTAATTTTGAATAACTCAAGTCCTTCAATAGATTCCGGTGGGATATTGAATAATCCACTACCATCACCCACATAAAGTGATGCTGATATAGAACCACTAATGTTAACCGAACCGGTGAACTCAGAACCACTTTTTTCCGATTCTACTCTGAATCCATAAACGGGTGAAACCGATGCGGTTACCGAACCACTTTGGATTCTTGGTGAAGCTGCTGCTGTTACATTTTGTAGGTAAGTACCATCACCAAATATAAATTGATTTACATATAGTGATTCGGATACAAAAACAGAACCACTAAATTCAGATTTAACAGGATTAAATTCTGAGCCATCACCAACTCTGAAGAATCCGTCTTGCTGAACGGATGCGGTTACTGAACCGGTGAAGATACGAGATGAATCAATTGCTAAGTTAGCGATATCGATGTTTCTCAACCCACTACCATCACCGGTAATGATTCCATCGATTACTGTCAAACTACCAGTGATTTCAACTGAACCACTAATAAATGAACCACTTTCAGTTGATTCAACTATAAATCCATCAGGTGAAGTAGATGCGGTAACTGAACCAGATGCAATTCTACTAATCTCTAACGATAAGTTTGCTAATTGGATGTTTGTTAATCCACCACCATCTCCAAAGAATGAACCAGAGAACGAACCAGATAATTCATCTGCTCTTACTATTTGTGCATCAACACTACCACTTACAACTACCGAACCACTAAATGTAGAACCACTAGCTTCAGAAATTACAACAAATCCAAAGTCAGGCGAAACAGATGCGGTTACTGAACCAGATTTGATTTCAGTTGAAATAAGTGCGTCTTGGGTAAGAGCTGAACGGGGAATGTTAAATAAGTTTTCGCCACTACCAGAGAATGATGAACCACTACTTAGGAAAATACTTCCACTAAAAGTTGAACCACTTTCTACCGAAGTTACTACAAATCCAAAATCAGGTGAAACCGATGCGGTTACACTACCACTAGCAATGAATGATGATATTTCGGATAATGCAGATAATGGTATATTAAAAAGGTTTTCACCACTACCACTAAAGAATGAACCAGATGATAAGTAGATACTACCACTAAAGATAGAACCACTGTCCACCGATTCTACCACAAATCCAAAATCAGGTGAAACCGATGCAGTTACTGAGCCAGATGCAATTCTGAATGAATCACCACTAAATGCGGTTCTTGGAATATTGAATAAGTTCTCACCACTACCAGAGAAGAATGAACCAGATGATAAGTAAACCGAACCACTAAATGTTGAACCATTATCAACTGAAGTTACAACAAACCCAGCATCAGGGTCAACTGATGCGGTTACACTTCCACTAGCAATCAATGTTGCTGCTTCAGTAAGTGCAGATTGTGGAATATTGTATAATCCACTACCATCTCCAGTAATTACACCCTCAACAGTCAATGAACCAGTTACCTCAACCGAACCAGTCATTTGTTGAGTATCATTGGTTAAACTATCACCAAATATGTTTGAACCCGATGAGTAAATTACTTCTGAATTAATGAATGTTACATTTAACTCAGTTGCGGTAATTTTACCCGTAACTGTCAAATCACCATCAATAGAAGATGAGGTATTAACCACAAATCCTTCAACAGGTGAAATAGATGCGGTAGCAGAACCACTCGCAATTAATGTACTAACTAAAGCATCAGGTGTTAATGCTGTTCTTGGAATATTGAAAAGTTTCTCACCACTACCACTAAAGAATGAACCACTACTCAGAAAGATTGAACCTGAGAAGGTTGACCCACTTGCGGTAGATGTTACTACAAATCCCTTATTTGGAGATGTAGATGCGGTTACTGAACCACTTGCTATAAATGAGGAAAGAAGTGCATCTTCAGTAAGTGCAGTTCTTGGAATATCGAATAATTTAGCACCACTACCAGAGAATGATGAACCAGTAATAACTCTAAGTTCACCATAGAAAGTAGAACCACTAACAGTTGAAGTTACAACAAATCCATTTTGTGGAGATGTTGATGCGGTAACTGAACCACTAAAGATTTTAGATGTGTCCAAATCCGAAATTGCGGATTTTGGAATATTGAATAATTTAGCACCACTACCACTATAAGATGAACCACTTGCTACTCTAACCTCACCATAGAAAGTAGAACCACTTGTAACGGAGGTTACTACAAATCCATCTTTAGGTGCAACAGATGCGGTTACCGAACCAGACGCAATGAATGTTGAAATAAGTGCATCTTCGGTTAAAGCCGAACGGGGGATATTAGTTAAACCTTGTCCACTACCACTAAAAAACTTACCTATAATTGCCCTAACATCAGTTGATGTTACTTGTAATGTATCGTTTACTCTAAGTGAGCCAGTAATTTGAGAACCACTAGCAGCTGATTCTACTCTAAATCCAAAGTTTGGAGAAGTAGATGCCGTTACCGAACCACTAGCAATAAATGATGTTACCAAAGCATCTTCGGTAAGTGCTGCTCTTGGGATATTAAATAATCCCTCACCACTACCACTAAAATAATTTCCAGAGCCAGCTTGTACAATTCCATTTACGAATACATCACCATCGAAGAATGAACCACTTTCAATCGAGGTTACTACGAATCCATCTTCAGGGGTTACTCTAGCAGATACCGAACCACTTACAATTTCAGTAGAAACAATATCAGTTAATTCAGCACCACTACCTTTGAAGGTAGATGCACTTACATAAGAGGCCGCTGTAATGTTACCTGTTGTAGTAATCGAACCATTGATATTTGTACCAAGCGGTGATGTTACATTAAATTGGCCATCCGCACTTACTGAAGCAGTTGCGGAACCCGTACTCATAGATGTAACCGAAACATCGGTTAAATCTCTACCGCTACCTCTAAATGCAGATGCGGTTACAGCTCCCAATACATCCACCGAACCAGTGAATTCAGAACCACTATTTACCGATACTACAACAAAACCTCTATCAGGCGATACCGATGCGGTAATTGCCCCACTTACAATCAATGGAGTAAGTAATGCATCCGGTGTTAATGCTGCTCTCGGAATATCAAATAATTTAGCACCACTACCACTAAATGAACCAGAGTAAATTTCGATTGTACTTCCACTAACGAATAAAGAACCAGTTACTGATACTTTTCCTTGGAATGATGAACCACTCTTAATGGATTTAACAATAAATCCATCTCTAAAGTCAACCGAAGCCGATACATCACCTTCCGCAATTTGAGTTGATGCTACTACTTCTTCAGCAAGTGCCGAAAGTGGGATGTTAAATAACTTCTCACCACTACCACTAAAGAATGAACCACTGGTTACAAAAACTGAACCTGAGTTTAATCTTATATCACCAGTAACATCAATAGAGCCAGTAAATTCAGAACCCTTTAGTAAAGATTCTACTCTGAATCCATATACATCAGAAACTGATGCGGTTACTGAACCCGTTGATATTTGAGTTGCAATTAATACTTCATCAGCAAGTGCTGATTTAGGAATATTAAATAATCCAGCACCACTACCACTAAAGATTGATGCTGATACATTTCCAGTTGCTATAATATTACCTCTTATATCAACCGAACCAGTGAATTCAGAACCACTTGCTTGAGATACTACAACAAAACCCCTATCAGGTGATGTAGATGCTGTTACCGAACCAGATGCTATCAAAGATGATACTAATGCATCGGGTGATAATGCTGAACGAGGAATATTAAATAATTTTTCACCAGAACCACTAAAGAATGAACCACTACTCAAGAAAACGGAACCACTAAATGTAGAACCACTTGCGGTAGAAGTTACTAAGAATCCCTTATCAGGTGAAACCGATGCCGTTACTGAACCACTAACAATAAATGCGGAAAGTAAAGCATCTTCGGTAAGTGCTGAACGAGGAATATCATATAACCCCGCACCACTACCAGTAAACATTGATGCCGATACATAAGAGGTTACCTCCAATGAACCAGTAAACTCAGAACCATAGATTGGTGATTCAACAATAAATCCCCTATTGGCATCAACCGATGCGGTTACAGAACCAGTTGCTATTCTTCCCGCTTGGAAAGATAATACTGCTTCTACCGCTGCTTGAGCTTCATCGGAAAGTGCTGAGAATGGAATATCAAATAATTGTTCACCACTACCACTAATATAAGAACCACTAGCTAAAAATATCGAACCACTAAAGGTTGAACCACTTTGAACTGAGGTTACAACAAATCCCTTATCAGGAGATACAGATGCAGTTACTGAACCACTTGCTATAAATGATGATAAAAGTGCATCTTCAGTAAGAGCGGAGCGGGGAATATCAAAAAATAATCTACCAGATGAACTAATGAATGAACCACTAGCCATAAAGATACTACCGCTAAAAGTGGAACCACTTTCAATTGAGGTTACAACAAATCCCTCATTAGGGTCAACCGATGCGGTTACAGAACCACTAACAATAAATGATGATAAAAGTGCATCAGGTGTTAATGCTGCTCTTGGAATATTGAAAAGGTTTTCGCCACTACCAGAGAAGGATGAACCACTATTAATTTCAATATTTCCACTTACAAACAATGAACCAGTAAATTGTGAACCACTATCTACTGAAATTACTATGAAACCTTCTTCGTTACTAACGGATGCGGTTACATTACCATCAACGATTCTTGTTGATTCAGCTGCAGCTGGTAGGTTGAATAATCTACTACCATCTCCTTCAAAGAATGAAGATGATACATATGATGCGGTAATGTTATTTGTACTTAAATCGCCACCAATATTAACACTACCACTTACATCTAAATTTTCACCAACAACTACATTATAAGTTAGATTCGTATTACCATCTACATTAAGAGAACCAGTAATACCAACCGAACCAGTAAGTTCTTGTGAATCTGCGGTTGTATTTCCAAATCGGTTTGAACCAGATGAGAAAATAATTGATGATGAGATAATTTCTACAAGAAGTTCTCTTGCTACAATTCTATTATCTACATATAAATCACCAATAATTCGAACATCACCATTAACATCAATATCTCCATCAAAAGATGAAGATACATTTACCAAGAATCCAAAATTTGGTGAAATTGAAGCAGATGCTGAACCACTTATTAATCTACTTGTATCAGGTAGATTTGTTAACTGAGAACCATCTCCTTGAAATGAACCACTAAATGAACCACTATATTCCTCTAATTGAATTCGGGTAACAAATAAACGATTACCCTCATAATCAGTAGCGATAAGTGCAACTGAACCCGTATCGATTAAACCAGCTTCAGGTACACCAAAGTTAGGTTCTGCTTCATTTAATCGCAGATACTCATACCTATCCGCCGATACATCTTGGGGACGAGTTACTTTTACCTTACCACTTAATAATTGACTCATTTATGATTTATTCACTTAATAATTATTCATTTGCACTTTCAAGAAGTGATAGAACTACCTTCAAATTTTCAGAACCTGAAAAAATTAATCCAAATTCTTCTTCTAATACCAATTTACCAGCTACTACTGGTGAAAATGAATCCCCAATTGGTATAGGAAAATTATTAACAAATTCTATCGATTCCTGCAATTCTCTGACTGGGTCATAAATTGTATCCGATATAACAGTAAATATTTCAGAAATAAATTCTGCGGACCCAGTTTCGGCAATTAAATCATAATTGAATGATTGAGTATATGTTGTTTGGTATAATCTTATTACATCAGTCGAACCAGTTACTGATTCATTTAGTATGATTTGCTGAGCTAATACATTTGTATAATCAATTGCATCTTTGGATGCTGTTACTTGCCCATCAGGAATTAACGATACACCATTTTTATTATAAAAAGATAATGCTGCTTTTGTTGTTCTAATTGTACCACCATTAGCTATATCATATGCAGCAGCGTTTACAGCAGTATCTACATATGCCTCATATCTGGATTGTGAAAACCCAAATGGAGTATCCAATAGGTTATTATTAAATTGAGTATAAGCTGCTACTTCTTTTTTCAAAAATGTTAAATTTTCTTCCAAAAGTGCGGAAGCACTATACATACTACCAGTATTGATAATATCAGCTACTTGAGGAACTGGTATTTCTCTATTGG